GCGCTGGAGGCGCACCAACATTCCACAATTCAGAAATGCGGTTTTCGTTCAGCAGACTTTCAATACACTTTGGGGCATTTGTTTGCAGCTCTGGGGCTGTTTTTGAATCATTCGCGCCATCTATGGTGCGCATCTTGGAGCGAATATCTGCCATCGATGGCGTCCAGTTAAAGTAATAACTGTACGTGTCAATCTTGGCAATCTTTTCTTCCATTGTATCATCATCATCAACGTAGACTTTTCGTACAGCGTATGGCGATGCTTTGTTCCAGACCTCCCACCACTTGGTTGGGTTGCCGTAGTAATCATACAATGGTTCATGTGGAGTAGTTGAGTGTTCTGACTGACTCATTGAATATCCCATAATCGTAGCCAATGGACCAGCAGTTACGTTCAAGTCAGGGTCGTAATCATTGGCTGGTGTGCCATCCATTCTCATTGATTGAATAATCACATGCTCAGTATCAGCATTCCAACCCCAACTAAAGTCATAGTCTGGACCATAACCGTCCTTCATTTGACTATATGGACCATTGTGCCATTTTGTATCATCTTCATTGGTTGGGTAGATACCAGTAGTTGGCCCAGCTTGTGCAGTCGCCGCGATAAACGCATAATTTGCACGGTGTGCGTTATATGCATCTTCAGAAAATTTAGAATATTTCGCAGTCCATGCTTCGAGTGCGCGACCCACAAGGTTGCCATGAAACACAGTGTTTTTACCCTGAGTATCGTCACCGCCGCCAGTGAACAGCGAACCAAAGTAATGAAACTCCTCGCCGCCTATCTTTCCTTTCTTACCGATAACGTGCATCCGCTCAGCAGAAAAGGTACTGAATCCACCTGTTGCTGTAGTCAAATGTTTCTCTGCTGTCATTCGAATACCGCGTTTGGCGTTTGGAATAATATCATTGCCAGAAATAAGTCGTAGATCTTTTTTCGTTACGATCTTGTGTTCGCTTGCAGTGAAGTCAAAGATGTCGCCCCAAACCTTTCTGTCCATATTTCCGCGTACAATGGTCTGATGAGTGTCGCCAACTTCTTGAATATAAGTGCCATGTACAGAGTGGTTTTCATTTGCACCAACTTCAATATTATAGGTGCCATTAACTGTTAGGTTGTAATTACCATTGACAGTGAGGTTCAGGTCACCATCATAAACAATATTGCCTTGACCATTAACAGTCATGTTGTGATCAGCGCCAACAACTTCGAGGCGATTACCACGAGAGGCGACCACAACTGACCCGTCTGGTTTTAATTCAACACCAGCGCCAGTATGATGCTTAATGAGCACACGCTCTCCACCTGGAGTGTCATCAACTTCAATAGAGTGACCGCTCGGTGTTTCATTGGTGCTGTTAAATGGGTACATTGAATACGATACTTTTGCGATATCGTAATTGACTCCAAAAGAACTACCGCCAGACCAAAGTGAATTATATTTGATCCCCCTCGCAGCTTGACTAATAGAGGTGCCCATCCAATTGTATCTGCGAGGATACTCGCCTGTTGGGTCTACAGATCCATCAACAGGGATGCCAGTGGTATACTCAAGCGATTCACCACTTTCTTCTTTGATACGATCTTTTAATTTATTACCAGTAGTAGTCATTAGAATTTCTTCTCTAGTACGTCAGGGTCTTTTTCCAATACGGTCAGACCTTCTACATCAAGTGCAGCAATAATATCGTCAGGTGATTTTGCTGGCTCAGTCAATGGATCCACATATAGACTTAATTTATTAAAGTTGTTAAACACATAATCGCGAACGTCAAATCCAGGATCTTCTTGTGTTATGTCTACGTCCATATGACCCAGTGCTTGACCACCTGGATATTGATTAAAAAATATTCTAAACATCTCATACAGAGTATTAAATTGAGAGCGTGTAATACTAGATGCTGTGGTCACTTCTTCAATATCCTCAGTGCCGCTCGCAACGTTGACCCCACCAACAAGACATACGCCGATAGAAAATGCGTTGTGGTTTAAAACGGGTGTGTGGTCCCCCACTTCATCTAATGACACACCGCGTTCAATAGAGCCATCTCGTTTGATAATAAAATGGTAATTGTCAATACCCGCTCCTGTCAAATCTTGCAATTGTTGCCCCGACAGATTTGCATTTGTAAAAGTTTCTGACCAGTGAATAATCATTTCACTTATCGGTCTTTCTGTGCTTGCCATCTCTGCTTCTAGTTCTTCCATTGAAGAAACAAACGACCCACCTGCCTCAAAATTACCTGAACCAATCTCATATGGTGGAGGCTTTGGTAGGTCTTCAATATTTTCAACTGTGCCTGCAATAGTTCCCTGCAAATTACTTAGCAAGCCACCCATAGCCTGTTCGTCTTGCGGCGAAAGTGCAGCTAAAACATCTGGTGGCAGAGACTCTTTTACTGTGTCAAGTGCTTCCTGGACCTGCTGAGGAGGAGATAATTCATCAAAGGGAGTTTCGCCCGACAATATTTTTGCAACTTGCGTAGCAGTGCCATTATTCAGTTTTACTTGAGGAAAAACTTGAGACAACGCATCTTTAACTTCATTCGAAATAGCGCCAGAGATTTGTTGAGTAATACCAGACAATGCTCCTTTGGCGCCAGCATTGTAAATAGCGTTTGAGATTTTACTTTGTATCTCTAAAATAGTACCATTGTATTGATTGATCGCGCCTTGAAGCGAGTTGTTTAATATTTCATCAATGCTCGCGCCTGCTCCTAGTAATCCAAATGCATCAGTAGATTTCAAAATTGACTGTAATGAATTCTGTGTGAACCCTTGACTTGAGGGCATCATCAAACCTGCAATAACGCCATATGCGCCATCAGGAATTGGTCCGACACCACCTGTTTGGTTCAACACGAGCCGCATAAATCTTAAAATTTCAACCATTGTATCGTTTGACATCGTGCCGCCAGACAGAAGGTTTTGTAATGGCTCGCCTCCACGCTGACGAAGCGAGTCTGCTTGATATTGGTTTAGCAATGAAACGTCAAGGATTGCCATTATTAACCCCCGCCACCTGGACTACTAAAACCACCACCTGGATTGTACAGCTCTTCGCCGACCACTGGGAATCCACGTGCCGCTCTATCTTCTGGCGGCACTTGGTTTGGTGGATACGTTGATGGATCATTCACATCAATGCCAAAGTTATAGAAATATGCCTTTGCATATTCACTGTTATTGACCTTAAAGTTTGAAAGGTCAACGCCTTCTGGCCAAGTTGATGGATCATCAACATCAATGCCTGTTTGCTTAAAGAAGCCTTCCTTCCAGCTGTCGTCACCTTGATCCTGACCTTTACCCGTTTTTGGTACTTCATCTACAGGAGAAATAAAGTCGAGGATCGCCTTTTCTTTACCTTTAACATATTTAATGCCTGTCACTGGCGGCCAAGTGCCAATTTCAGTTGCCATTTCTGGTACAGTGTCGTCGTACATTCCATTAGATTTTTTAGGCATAATCTTTTCAAGCACGTGCTTGACTGCTTTTGGAGTCGAACCACTGACAATACGCCAAGGATAGTTGTTTCGTTCATTTCCAAGGTGATAGATTAAATCGTCATTTTCCCCATCAGGGTCATCACCTTGATGTTCGCCAACTTGATCTCCACCAAGAGTTTGAGTTACGGTATCATAGTACCAAGCAACGACATCACTATATGCTGCAGGTACACCATTTGGCGGTTTGTATGTTCCATTTAATATTTGTGGTTTTGTGACAGGATGTGGTTTCCAGAGATATCCAAAACGCCATGAATCAGTTGCGGGATCGCCCCAGTTAGCTGGTTCTTCTCCATTATCGTCAGTTTCTGGTGCAAGGTCTCTTGAGTCTGGCACATACCAAAACTCATACTCCTCACCAGTGACTCTTTGATATAAATGTTTTTGTGACCCTGAATAGTTTACTTGGTGAAATTCATCGTTGTAAATGTGGTCACCAGCCTCACCATAGTTGTCTTTACTTTGCTCTGGCCAATAAAGAGGCAGCTCCATCTCGCCGTGAATCCACAGTGCGCCAGTACCATAAGTGATGGAATCTAGGTCGTGTACTTCCTCTGTCAGAGAAACCCAACCATCTGATCTATCAAAGTGGTGTGGACGGTTATCGTTATACGGTTTACCGAGAGATTTCAAATTTCCTGTTCGTTCAAAGTCTCGAACAGAGTATCTCCCAATATTCGAAAGGTTTTCAACCAACCACTTTTTTAAGCGAGCAGCATGCACTGCTTCTAGTTGAGGCAGGTTAATGCTGCCAAAGAAATTTTGTATAAAGTGATTAATTTCGCTGAGATTAATTTTTGCCATTATCTTGCTCCGAGCGCCTTATATATCTCAAGTGCCTTTGCTTCTGCCTGCGCCTTATCACACTTAGTGTTTGGATGCACATAGTATTTAACCATTGCGGCAACCATACCGTTTCCATATGAATCAATACCGTCAATTCGAGTGCCGTACAGCGACCCTTCGATATCTTTTGCACCTAGCAATTTTGTGTAAGCGAGACGTCTCGCCGACTTCATTTCATGCAGTACATATAAGAGTTGCACATCATAACTGTTTGGATCTTTGGAAGGTAGTAATCTCTGCGCGTATGCATAAAATCGCGAGTAACGAGCTGAGTCTTTTGGCCATCCAGCAATACCAAATCCATTGCCCTCTTGAGTTGGGTCAAGTGCGCTAATTGTATGAAGCACACCAACAATTGAAGCTGCTTGCTTTGCTCTGAACCCATTGTCAATAAAGAAGCGAGTAGTATCAGCCTCTGAAGATGAAGTTACATTGAGTATAGGATCAACTGCTTCTGCATTGGACTGTACAAAATCATAACTGAATGGATTGGTCGCTAGGTCATCTCGTTTTTCTGCTTGAACAGATGTTGGATACTCAACTCTTGGTATCGATCCTAGAACCATAGGCAGCTGAGAAGTTTGCCCGTCTAAGAAAATACCAAACACTAAAGCACCTGGAAGTATTTGGGGCACCGTACCTAATCCAGAAACACCATGCGTATCGCCTGGAAGCATAACCTGCGCCCACGGCAAATCTTTTTGCGGAATATCATTGACGTCATCAGAGTGAATGCCATGAATCCTAATCTTGATTCTTCCCTCAAGACCGTATGGCGGCGAGTGATCAATTACAGTAGCAAGAAACCACCGAACATTATCACCATAGTATTCTGAAAGTATCGCCTTCATGCTGGCTCTCTTGCGTTCAACTTGCTTATGCTAATGACAACGTTATGAGTTGTATCGCGGAAAATGTTTCTACACTTATGGACGAGATAATACCCTGAGCGTTCATTGTTATAAATGTCTTCACCTGATTCTAGTGCAGCTAGGTCACTATTGAAAAAGTCGACTTTAATAATATCACCCACACTTACGCCAGAGTTGCCCTTTCCAAGTGCAGCTAAAAATGTAACACCTGGAAGCGTCACGTCAATCATGTTTTTATTTAACAACGTTTTTATCGCACTGGCGCGGATCTTATTTAATGCCTGCGACTGATCAAATACGTCATGATAGCTGTTCACTGATCCATATGTGCCGTATGAGGTAATGGTGTTAATATAACGAGCATCCCATTTATCGACTTTTTTACTCTCGCCAGAAAACTCTAGCACCTGATCTGTGTCAAATACGTTTTGGTCTGTCGTTTCCTTAATTACATTCTTTTCTTTCAGCTTATCTAATAATTGACTGACCTCAAAGTGACGCGCATACCTTTGACTCGTATACGTGTCTAGCGACTGCATCATTGAACCAACAGCAGCCTCGTCGATCATTTGTAATGTATTTTCGACGTTTTCAATTCTGACTTCTTTTACAGTCGTTACTTGCTCGGATACACCTTTCGTTGCCTTGGACTGAGTATCAGCCGCGTTAAACGTGTAAGGAAGATCTTCGTTAAAAGCAGGTGCTTGTAGCATCGTTTCAATATTACCGATGCGCACCTTATCCCTCCCCTCAACCTGATCATACAGCGTCGACCAAGCATAATATGGACAACCAGTCTCGCTCGTTGCCCTATCGAGTAACATCTCAACCGTTTCTAGTGGACTGATGTATGGGGTCAAAATACGAATAGGGTCTTGAATTGACTCAATAGAATATGAAGTATCAACGTCAACATCAAGGTGATTTCTTAACACAGCCTCTGCGATTTGTTCTATTTTGCCAGTATACGACTTACTTATTTTGATGGCGGCATCGCGATAAGCATGAGGCGAGATACAATCCAGCAAAAAGAATTCTGTTCGGTCAGCAGTTTTACCTGTTTTGATAATCGAGACGATATTCATCTTCAGGGTAAACTGGATGCCAAGTGCCTTTAAGTCGTCTTCTAATGCCTCAATGGTGAGTGTGATGTATTCAGTGCCCTTGAGCTTCAATCTAGAAAATGTGCCACTATCATCCATCATTGCTATTTGAGCAGTGACATATGGCTTCTCAAGATCCTCAAAGAAAGAAATCTCTCCAATATACGCCTTAACGTCAACTGGACCATCAGGCAAGGAACGGTCAGCAGATATCTCTGCTTTGGATAGTAGATACTCCTGACCTCTTTGCTGTGGATAAGCCATTAATTAATACCGCGTAACAATGATGTAAATTCAGAGACAATTTGACGAATAGAGTCAGGTTTAATTACTGAGATGTCGCGCAAATTATCGTTTTCTTCGCGCAATCTCTGGAAATAAGAAACAGATTGTACGGTATTCACGCTGGTGAGGTCTAAAGGATACCCAGCATCTTTGTCGCTTGACCAAGTAGGGTATACTCGTTCGCCACTTGCATCTTCATAATGATGAGGTGCGTCATACTGCTTATACTGTTTGGAGATATTTAACTGCTCAAACGTTTCAGTTGGAATCGTGTTAAAATCAGTGGCATTGCCATTTGCCCTAATATATTCACCGTCTGCTGTTGGTATTGTTTTAATGACTGAATCCGCAGGGAATGTGTTTGGCAGGTCGATATGAATCAACCCAAGATCATAGTCAATGCGCAGAATTTTACCAGCCTGTTCTGAATTTTCAAAGAACACCCAATTGCCCACAACAAAGGTTGAGGACTGAATTAATGGCTTTGCGGCACCTGTTAGGTCACTAGTATCTGTCACTGCGCCACTAGTTTGCACCACCATATTAGGATAATATTCTTGAGCGAGCGGATATATCCTTGAATTGTCGACTGGCCAACCTTGAGTCCTGAGTTTATCATTCATCAAGTAGAAAGTCCAATAGTAATTACTGTTACCATACAATCTATAGGAGGCATGGTCTGGTCTTTCGTTATTTTGTATATTATACGTTTGATAGAATGATCTGTATTCCTTCACTTGATCAATAACATCAAGGTAAGTGCCAATATGTTGAAACTCAACAGGCTGTTCGTTGTCGCCAAAGCGATAAGAGACGACTGGGAAATCTTTAAAATAACTTGACACTTAGAAACCTCCGCTTTCGATGTCTTTGCGGTTCAATCCCTTACCTTCAAGGAAATTCATACTAATGTCGATCTCAGCAAACTTGCCGTCATTGTGCATGGCTTGACCAGATGGATTGTAGTTAGTTTGAAATGCCTCTAGATAACAGGCTTGCAGTTTTGTTCCCACTTCTTTGCCGTCATACTGCATTTCAATTTTAAATTTGTTAGGGAACTTATATCCTAAACTAACACTGCCTCCAAGAACTTCTTCAGGGTAAAGTTCTTGTCTAAAGAATTTAATGATGTCGGGGATATTACTCGCTTCAGATTCGTTTACTGGAATCAATTTAAAAGTGAACGCAAATGACCGCAGACTAACCTGCTTAAATAGTGCCCGTGTGTTTGGGTTTGGTGATTTTCGCACATCAGCTCTGAGTGCTGCTGCAGCTCCATTGTCAAACTTTTTAGTAATATTTGCCACCATCTGACCCATTATATCACCCATGCCTGCCTGCTCAATGTATGAAGCAATCTCGTTCTCAGTGAGACCAGCTTCAACAGCAGCTCCTACCATACCAAGATTGACGTTTTCATATTCAACTTTGTCTGCTATCTGCACGCCTTGTGGCAAATACAACGTGCAAGTACTGCCAGTTGGGTTATCTTTGTCGTCTAGGACAGTGAAGTTGACAAGTCCTTTATAGGATTCTTTGTCTTGAGGGAATTCTAATGCCATTTGCTGGTCTCTATAAATAATTACCCAATGATATCATTATTTATACGCCGTGCCGACATATAAAGGGTCATATCGAGTAAAGAACAAATCGAAGTATCGTGGCAATGCCAATGACATCACATACAGAAGTCATTGGGAGAAAAACGTTATGATTTGGCTCGACAACAATTCAGATGTAAAAGAGTGGTCATCTGAAGAAGTTGTTATTCCATATTTCTATGAAGTAGACCGCAGAAACCATCGATACTTTATCGACTTCTATATAAAATGGAAAAGCAATAAGGTCACGTTGGTCGAAGTAAAACCAGCAAAACAACTTAATCCTCCAGTAAAAGGCAGAGGCACCTCGCAGAAAAGATATCTAAACGAGGCATCTGCCTTTGTAATGAATATGAACAAGTGGGAGGCGGCAAATAAGTTCGCCAAAAAGAATGGATGGGAGTTTGTAATCTGGACAGAGAAAGAACTTTCTAGTCTCGGAATCCTCAAGAAATCTCCAGGTAAGATCAAAAAACTCAAGCCAATGGCGCCATATCGTAAAAAGAAAAAATGAATATTGATGAAATGGTAGCGGTGACGGATGGTGTGATAGATAACTTCATCCCTCACACTACCCACAGTGATGTAGAAATATACAGGGCGCATGCCTATGACCAAAACGGAGTTATTCCTTCAACTTTGTTTTGGCAGGCAGACGGCAACTATCATTGGTCCAAACCTCAACAAGATAGACCAAAACCAACGGTCGTATTAGAAGAAGCATACTTCATAAATTTTTTCTCAGGCGATCACTACGGTCATTTCATAACAGAAACGTTGTCGCGTTGCAAAGACTTACTCGAAGATAAAATCAACGTGCCCTTGATTGTGTTTCATGCGAAGCACAAAACGGTAGACGGTACGTTTGGAATCTGGCCACACAATAGCGATAGTCGGTGGCTCAAACTACCAGAGGATACGATAAACCTATGTGAAAACAATGACATTTGTGTGTCGGTGAAGAAGTTGCACATCGCCAACCCTGCGTTCAACTTATATCAGTGGATATACAAGGAACACTTGGACATTGTGCGTATCTGGCGCGACAAACAGCCTGCTTGGTGTCGAACACACCACAGCTATGAAAAGGTTTATCTAACCAAAACTCAATCGCCCCAAGATAACATGACAACAGAAGGCGAAGAAATACTCGAAGCCATGTTAGACGATACATGGACCGTAATCGCCATAGAAAAGTATCCTTTCAAAGAACAAATCCAAATATTAGAAAACGCAAGAGTGATTGCGGGCACCAGAGGATCTGCGTTTCACAACCTAATATTTTGCGAGAAGTTTCCCGATAAAATCATCTATTTTTGTGAGCAGAAAGTAAAAAGTAGCGATTTCGCCTACGCATTACAAGACACTTTACTGGGTATAAAAGAAAATGTTGAATGGCATGTATACCTGAAAGAAGAAGTGTATGAAAATGCTGGTTCGATGCGTTGTTTTATTAATATCCCGCAGGCAGCAGATTTCCTCAACAATCTGTAATAAATAGATGCATGAGCATTAGTTTACAAAACCTTAGAGACGAGATGGGAGAAGCGGAGGTATCTTCGCAGACTCAGGAATCACGTGAGTGGTTCTTTGATAAGGTCAGAGAGTTAGCTGGTGAAACAGTCGATCGCCGAACATTAATGAACGAGCCTCCATTGAGAGTTTCTAGTCGGCAAATGATCGGTAAGATGTATATGTTTTACTACAAGCCAAAGAGCGAAGTCCAGCTACCCTACTATGATCGATTCCCTCTAATATTTTTGCTCGAAAGAAAAAGAGATGGATTTTTGGGTCTAAATTTGCATTACCTGCCATATGATTTAAGACAGCAGTTTTTTTATAACTTGGTTGACCTGAAATCATCTAACAGAAAATTTACAGCAGCTACATTTATAAAAATGGACTACAACTATATTAAAGGATCTAGAGCTTTGAGGGCATGGCGTCCTTGCATAAAAAGATATCTAGAATCTAACATCCAAGGTAGGATAGTCAATGTACCTGCGCAAGAATGGGAACGAGCGATACATATGCCAATTGCACTTTGGAAAAAGAAGCCAGAGTCAGCTGTGTGGCGCGACAGCAGAGCTATCATTCGGAGCAATCAATAAATGTTTAAGACCGACGATCTCAGGGCACTACTGAATAAAGAAAAAGGATTGGCTTCAAACAATCGCTTCAAGGTCACATTGCCTAAAATTCAAAGCACGTGCACTAAACCTGACGGTAGTGCGCCGACGAATCCATACAACACTGAAGATATGGCGATGCTCTGCACCGCCGCCAACTTACCAGGAAAGCAGTTTGCTGCATTTGACCGACAAATTGGCATTGAAACTCTTAAAGTAGCAAACGGTCATAATTTCCCAGACGTACAGCTGACGTTTTATCTGACTGGCGACTATTCACTGAGAAAATATTTTCAAGAGTGGGCAGAGTGTGTAGTAAGTAAAGAGCCACCATTTGAAGTTGGCTATTATGATAACTATGCCACTCGCAACGTGGTCAAGATTGAACAGCTCGATAAAGAACAAAATCCAATATACGGGGTAGAACTTCGAAAAGTTTACCCATCTTCAATTGGCGATATCCAATTGAACAATCAACAGCAGGCTGGACCATTAGAGTTGACTGTTAGTTTGGCATTTTCTAATTATGTTAAAATTTGAATGGAGATATCATGGCATTACCAAAGTTAAATGAAACTTTAAGTTTCACAATGAACATTCCCTCTCTGGGAAAACAGGTGAAGTATCGTCCATATTTGGTAAAGGAAGAAAAGGTACTGTTACAAGCATTTGAATCCAAGGACACTCAAGTTTGTATGCGCGCGATGTGTGACACGATTGCCGCGTGCTTGGATCCAAGAGAAAACATTGACGTGGGTGATCTCGCGACGTTTGATGTTGAGTTTATGTTTACACAGATCAGAGCAAAGTCTGTTGGAGAAACGTCAACTATACTGATCAAATGTAAAGAATGTGAGCACGCCAATCCATATGAGATTGATCTCGATCAACTTGCAGTAGAAGTCGAGAATAAAGCAAACATCATAAATGTCTCAGATGAAATTGCCGTTGAGCTTTCTTATCCCAGTTATAACAAATTGGGTAAGGTGAACACAGAAGAAGGAAATGTAGATACTGCCTTTGATGTGATAGCTTCAAATATCTCAGCAGTTATAACGCCTGATGAGAGAGTTGATTGCAGTGCTATCCCATTTGAAGAAGTGCAAGATTTTGTTTCCTCAATGACTGCGGGGCAGTTGCAAAAGGTAAGCGATTTTTTCAATGATATTCCTGCGCTGAGTCACGTTGCCTCATTTAATTGCTCCAAGTGTGGAACAGAAAACGAACTTGAACTGAGAGGACTTTCTGATTTTTTCTAATATGCTCTGCTCATGATAGTTTGGTAAACCATTACAAAACTAACTTCGCCATGATGCAACACCACGGATACAGTTTAGCAGAGCTTGAAGATATGATTCCGTGGGAACGACAAATCTATGTGTCAATGCTTTTGAATTACATAGAAGAAGAAAACGAACGATTACAACAACAAAACATGGGTCGTAGAAATGGCTAGTTTAGAAAACGTAACAACAGAACTTAAAAAGTTGAACGAGAATCAGCTGACAGCGGGTGACTTAGTGGAATATGTCAATGCTGCTGGTGAAGTCAAAGAAGCGATCTTTGTTAAAATGCTAGAAAGCACTGACAAAGTCGGAGCTCGGTTGTTACAGCTACAAGCCGAACAAGCCATATTTGCAGTTGAACAAAGCCAAGTAGTCACCGACGAGTCTAATGATGTAGAAGGCATACTCGAGAGAATCGACGACACTTTAAATAAGTTAATCGCGTTTATGGGGTTTCAAGAAAAAGAAAGAGAAAGAAAAACCAGCGCGACAGATTTTGTTGGACCACCTAAACCACCAGAAAAAGAAGATGGATTCATAAAAGGTAATTTTATGAAGGGGTTTAATGAGAAACAAGGTCTTGGATTATTTGAAGGACCGAAAAAATTAATTGCAGATATCTTACAAACCGCAGGAGTTATTGCGGCGACCCTTGCAAAAGCATTTGCGATATTTAAGACAGGGTTACTTTTCCTTGGCAAAGGTTTGTTAAGTATGTTTAGCGTCATCACCTTGCCTATTGCCGCAATTGCTGCTTTGGTTGTAGCAATCACTTCTGGCATTTTCAATTTTGTTGAAGACTTCAAGTCGCAAGAAGGCAGTTTTATGGATAAACTGATCGCTGGCTTCTTTGGATTCATTGATGGCTTCCTAAAAATTCTCACCATACCTCTCGATTGGCTCAAAGATATAGTAGCGTCAGGATTGGAATTACTTGGCTTTGATGGAGCAGCGCAAGTTTTAAAAGATTTCTCACTTACAGAATTTGTCGATGAACTAACCGATAATGCAACCAGATTTTTTATAGACCTCAAAGATAACATCATACTAAAAGCCAGAGAATTGTTTGGCGGTCTAATGAGTTTCTTTGGCATTGATCTTGAAACTTCTGACGAAGAAAAAGAAAGGTTACTTGCCGAGCAAAAAGAACTTGAAGAAACGCAGACTGACGACCCAAGACAAGAACGCACGAGAAAGGCACGGTTGGCTAGTATTGAGAAAGAGTTAGAGGCGCTAGACGAAGAAGCAGCATATGAAGAAAAACGCGCCGAAAGAATGGAAGTCTATCAGGCTGATAAAGAATTTGCCGCCAAAGCTGAACGAGAGGCAAAGGAAGAAGCTGAAAGACTAGAAGCTGAAGAAGCAGCGAAGGGTCCAACAAAGGTCGCAACAAGAAGAGACCGCAAACGAGGTAGGGCAATTGGGGCAGATTCAGAAGCCATTGTAGCAGTTGACCCTGAGACTGGCAAGCGTGGGATGGTTATCGGTGGACCTGAGATAGTCCAAAAGGGTACTGTGGATGGCACAGCTGTTTTAGAGGGTACTGTGGATGACACAGCTGTTTCAGCTGGTGCATACTACAGTGAAGAAGAAATGGAGATGGTTCGACAAATTACAAAGCCAACAGGAGTGGTTCCAGGAGATGGTGGTCCACGTAGTAGAACAGCACAACAACCGACAACTAGGCGAGAGTCTAGAGGCAGTGTTGTAACTGCTCTCGGTAGAGATCAACGTGTTAGGAATACTGCAAGACAAATTATGGTAGAGCAAGGATTGCCGCCTGAAGTTGCGACTACTATAACAAATGAAGGCGCTGATATAATCACAAACTCTACTCAAGAGGGTGGTATTTTTGGATCAATTGGCCAAAGTATTAGTAATTTCTTTGGTGGTGGAGAAGCTGTACAACAAGGTGGTCTGTTGCAATTAAATCAAGACAGATTGGCTTCCGCTCAAGCGGCTGCATCTAGTGCATCTCAGATGAATGTACCTATCATTAATGCACCCAATAACAACCAAACTAGCATTACAAACAACACTCACGTCGCGGCTGGTATGCCTGCCACACAAGACAATTCAACTCGCTCTCATTATCGAGGCAGACGAATATAAAAAAGGGGGCATTACGCCCCCGATGCTTCCCAAGCCATAATCAGTCAGCGTTCGCCAGTTTCTGGAAGTAGGACATAGCGTCCTCATCTTCTTCCTCTGCAGTAGCACTCACTTGCACCTCTGGTGCCTTTGGAGCTGCTGCTGTGGGCATTGGTGCTGGTTCTGCCACGTTATCCATAGCAACTTCCTGACTTACAGTCGTTGAGCCAAGAACTTCATTGAGCTTTGCTTGCAGCTGCTCATATGTCTTGTAGTTCTTGGGATCAATAAACGTAGTAATATCATGCAGTTGATTAAGGATAGCTTGCAGCTGAACCTCATCACCATCATACAAAGATGACGGCTCTTTAAACTCTGATCGATCATAGTTTCGATACCCTTCAACGTTGCGGATCTTCAACTGAAAATCTGCGCCGTTCCAAAGGTCAAACGGATCGACTGGAGTTTCACCTGGAAACTGAGGTTGCATAAGATCTTGAATCTTGTCATAGATCTTTTTACCAAACTGATACATGAAGACTTTGCCTTCATTATCAGGGGCAGAAGGATCTGATACAACAAGAATGTTCGTCACATAGTGAAGGCGACGCTTCTGCTTACGAACGGTCTCGCGATCTTCTTCATTACCACTGTTCCACAACTTGCTGTTGTGCTCACCGAGTGGGTCTTGCTGACCGAGTGAGGTCAGTGACTTCTCAATGTACCACTTGCCAGTTGGACCTTTAAATCCATGATCCCAGTAACGTACCCAAGGCAGTTCTGAGTTCTCTGGACCAGGAAGGAATCGGATAACAGCGTAGCCATTACCTGCCTTATCGACAGTTGGCTTCCACATTTCGGTTTGCTCGGAGGAGTCGGTCTTTTGTCCACTAGCTTCTTGAGCAGCAGCAACCAACTTATTGATATCGTATCGGCGGGACTTGAGTGTAGAAATATCCATCGTATTTTCCTTGTATAGCTGAAGTATTTAAAGTATGTCGAGCAATATAACGCTCAACCATATTTATATTATCCGCAATTTTCATGAGTTGTCAAGGGATAATACCAAGAGATAAAAACCGAGCGACTGCCTCGAGTTATCTCTGTTAGTTTATGAGGTATGGTCGAGCAATGCATAACTGTCTCACCCACCTCAAGATCTAGAACATATGGTGTTTCTTCATCGAACAAACAAAGTTGACCGCCTTCAAGGTCTTGTTTGTCGAGCAAAGTAATTGCTGTCCATTTTCGCTGAGGAGCATATTCGCCTTGGTCAACATGGTACGCAAAATGATCACCAACAGTGTAATCTGAAAATGTAGTTTCTCGAGCCTCTATATTTTCACCTGTTAGATGCGCAAGTTTACTAGTAACATGCGACACCTGTTTAGGATCTACATCTGCAATAGTACAAGAACGAAAATTTCGATCGAGTTTTTGAGTCCCGTAGATTGGCTCACCACCCTCGTCGATCTTTATCATCCATGGGTCTGAGAAAGTCAAAGACTGTTTGAGGTTTCTCAAGTAAGAAATATCTTCTCGGTCCAGATAATAACCTATGAATACTGCGGTTGCCATTTGCCTGCCCAGACAACTAAAACGTTTCTCCAACCTTTCGTCACTTTGGTGCATTCATGCCACTGATTCGCTGGAAATATAACAGTGTCATACACTTCCAACGGAACGGTATTTGAAACAATGCGGTCATCCCGATACACCTTCAGTTCGCCGCCCTCAAGGTCATCAGACTTACCAAGTAAAGTCACTGAGGTGTAATAGCGATTAAACTTGTAATCGGGAGGACTGTCGTCAGTGTGAATCGAAAACTTACCAGAAGGAGCAGTGTACTTTAAAAATTCCATTTCCTTAAAGTACAAATCCTCTGGCCAATCAAATGCAATAGTTTCTGCCAACTCTTTTAGCGATAGTGATATGTCGGGATAGTTTAAAAATTTAATGCTTGAATGGTCAGCATCTCGAACATCTCTATCTAAGCGTCCACCCTCGCCAGTATTCTTTCCACTGTATACTGTCGCTGGTTGAAACTCAGAATTTTCCAGCAGATCTAATAAAGTTTCAATCTGCTCCTCATCAAAAATTCTATCATGTACATAATGCATTATTCGATGGGTAACTGATTACCACGTGGCAAGAAATTAAGTTCCATAGCTTCTGCTTCAATCTTCGATTTGAGGACATTAGAAACATACTTACGGCTGTCCTCAATTTCGATATTATGTTTTTCACAAACATAAACGATAGCATCTATGTATGAAATGCTCTTTTCGATTACTGTCTGCTCAATCAGTTTGGAAAACTTAACTTTCGTCAGAAAGTCCAGTTCTTCACTACTCTGAAGATCCGTCATGAGACGGTTCCTCTAGATTAACTGGCTTGGCTTCATTTTTGATTGCGTCAATGATTCCAGCAACTGATCCATATGGCTGGCGCTGAAGGAAGTCGATGATTTGATTCATCAGGTCGATAGGTACTGCAACTGTGCTAGGCTGTTCATCTGCCATTAATCTATACCCCATACTTTGTCTATGTCTGGATAATAGACACCGTGACTCCTTTTGATATTTCCATCTTTATCATATGCGTATGTAACGCACTTAGGAGACACAGCGCCTTCGCGTTTTTCACCATAACGGTGATCTAGATAAACTCCATCTCTGAGATAGATCTGGAGATTCTTTATATAGTTCTCAGTTACTTGATACTCCATACGAGAACTAGATTCTTTCGCGTCTTTTTGTGATCGGATAGACGCCAATTTTTCTTTCGCTTCCTTCAGGTACAACTTTGCGTTTACCATTGAAAGGTTATGATCCTCGGGTAATGCTTGTACATCAGGGTGAACACTAGTGTGAGTCACCTGACGCTTCGCGCGAGCGACCGCGAGTCTTTCAGCAGCAGCTTTGCGCTGTTCCTCGGTCATTGGCTTTCGCTTTCGCTTGACCTTCTTTGTCTTAATGACAGTCGGATCTAAAGAATTACGAATAGCTTTTTTAGAAATCATAGTCGCGCTACCAGCCCGTTGTACTCCTCGAGCTTAGAAATCTTAAACGACCGCCAAGCATTCATATCCATATCCCAATACACCACGTTGTCTGGATTAGCAGTTGGTGGGTTAGGATTGCTATCCCAGTTCTGCTTCTCAGTAGGAATAATGCGCTGGATCAACGTGCCGTTTGCTTCACGGAGTTCTCCGTTCGCCTTTGTAAACTTGAAGTTTACCTTTCCTTGTCGCAAGTTTTTGATGATAAGGTCTTTGCTAGGTCGCTGGTTCTTTTTCATAGGTAATTTCCTCCGACTTTCTATCCCTCTATTCTCTTCATTTCGAGCGCATAGACAAGTGATAAAATTGTAGTCAAATCAATTACTTAGGTAGTACCACGTTGACATTATCAGGCAGATTCACCTTAGACTGGGCGTGTTTGTGGTAGATATGAAACTGAACGTCTTTGAACTCATTGAAAATGCCTTTCCAAATCGGACGCCAGTTGTGCAGCAGTCTATGGTTATTTATGTTTCCGCGATCGCTTTGAAGGACAGTATCAGTATATGACCGCATATTATGGTCAAAAATAGAGTCGAACCCATACATATGAATTTCTGTTGCCTTCAGTTTTTTCGCAGAGTAATGAGTCGCCATGTGCCCGCAGTTAAAGTTAGTGGCCATATTTTCTTCGGTTTCTTCTGGCTTGAGTTTACAATACTTCGGCACGTTTGTGTAAAACTCTCTAATTTGTGCCGACCTTTGTATGTACATTGTTGGATTTGCATCCATCCACAACTTAGGTCTATTACCCAAGATCCACTTATATCGATCCAAGACAACAGAACCTTCATGTAAAGCCATCATCATTTTAAAATCGACAATTACTGTTCCCCAAACATTATCCACCTCAAACGGAGGCATGTTGCAGACGATCAGTTTACCATCGCGCTCAAACCGCATATTTTCAGGCATCATATGAGCAGAATCACCATTACCTAAAATGTGAACAACTCGTTTCTCAGACATTTTGCATTTGTTTCCTAATAGTATGGTTTCCTTTCGCACCAGTATGGTGAACTATAACAGGATTATCTGGGACATTTTTATCAATAAAATCAATACGAAGTACGTTGTATCTATGCGGTGCTTCGGAGATAATACTTGCACGCTTCATCGCATCACCGCCAATCATAGAGTAAAGAGCCTCTTGGTCGCCAACATGTTTACCTGTACTCGCTTCCTGTTTCCAATCAGAAAGTATTTTAGGTCTACCTTTAAAAGCAACCACGCCAGAGTTAAACCAGTCTCCTAACTCTGGTCTGCGTTTAGACCAAGGGTAATCTTTTACCATGGTCAGTTTATTTTCGTCGACATAACGAAAAATACCAGCTGGGTTAGACTTTATTTCGCAATCAGTATCCACCCAACAAACTTCATCATATCCAGCTTCAGAAGCTAACATCATCGCATCTATTTTCGAAAACCACCCTCGGCGTGGACATTTTATAAGACGCTCAGCAAATCCAGAAACTTGATACTTCATGTCATATGTCATGCCAAAATCTGCAATTATAAGAGGCAGTTTACAATGACGCTTATAGTTGTCAATGAACCATGGGAGTTGCCATTCAGTATACAGGTCACAACCAGTTAGAAAACATTGCATTTATTCTTCACTCCCCA